CTATGTGTGGTACGTAATATAATCTTGGGGGGTGATATCTAAAGACTGGAACATAGAGTATAGACGGATACTGGGACTCCTGAATGACGTTTTGGGTGTGGGGGCTAACAGTTGTTAGGGGGTAAAAACGATTTTTATTTTAGTTTCCGTAAAACTTGTTTTTTGTGGTGCTTTTTGATAAATTTAATACATGGAAAGACATATTGCTCTGACCATATATCAAGAAAGGTTTTATCATGATTAACATTAACTTAGTTACATTACGTCAAAACGTTGCAAATGGTATCAATGAGTTAGGTAGTGCAGAGCGTAAGTATGCCGTGGCATTAAATGACCACTTCGCTCAACCATGGTACAAGTGTGGTGACAGCGATACCGACGAATTGGCTAAAGCAGTCAAAGCAGAAAAGACTGAGTTTTACAAGCCCCTTAAGGCAGTTGGTCACAAAAACCCTAGCACCATCATGGGCAGGGTTCGCAAGTATGCCTTGGAAGATGCTATCGAGCGTGGCTTGTTCGGTGAAGTTGCACCTGAGCATAGAGATAGTGGCGAGGGTGAGGGTGAGGGGGCAGGTAGTACAGACCGTTCACCTATGTTACGCAACATCGAGGAATTGACAGCCCTCTATAAATTCAATCGCAAACAACAGGGCTTGTCACCTGAGTTGTCTAAGTGTCAAGACATGATTGTAGGTGCATTGTTAGCACTAGGTGTCAAGGTAGACATGATTTAAATCAGGGGGGGGGGATTTTCCCCCCTAACAATTGTTAGGAGATTTTAAAATGCAAATAAATGATAACCATCTTAATATAATTTTAACGGCTCTCAAGGTTTATCATGACGAATCAGCAGGGGCAGGGTTGGATGTTTTAGTTGATTTAATCGAATCCAATAAAAATCAAGTCGCAGATTATTGGTTAAAAAAATTACCTGATTTAAAATCTGAGTTAGTTTATTACGCAGATTATTATCTTTGATTCTACCTATTCATTTACCCCTAACAATTGTTAGGGGTTTTTTGCTTTTGTATTTTTGGTTTGTATTTTGTACCACCTACATAATAACACCTTAATGATAGTTCTAAGGCAGAAGGCAGAAATGATACGACAATATAACACCCCTAATGTGTAATGTTAACACACAAAATGTGTAATGTTGAGATATCGACCTATATAGAATATGCTTTGTGCATATTGTTAGTAATGTAGTAGTAAAAAGTAATGGGTAGCAGTTGAAGAGAAAAAGCAGAAAATGAACAAAATAATATTTCCATAACAATACCTTAATAAATACCTTTATATATATATATATAATAATTGATAACTTTACATCATAACACTAGAAAATAACCTATGAACCATATAAACAAAGGCTTAGAAAAGTTATGAGTTTGCTCTTATTTTTGCACTTATTAGCATTTTTTCGTCTAATTTACTTCATTATAACAGTTAGATTGTAAACAAAACATGCTATACTGTTATAATGTAGTAAAACATGTTATAATGAAGCAAATTGCCCTAACAATTGTTAGGTGTTAGATTGAAGGATGGTATTTGCATGGGGTTATGTGTTATTTTGAAGGTGTTATTTTGAAACTAAAGGATAGATATGAAAACAAAGTTTGAAGTGTTGGAAATAAGCATGGATGAGTTGCATGATTTTCTAAAGGATGCAGACTATGCAGGGTATATCAGGGCTAGGACATGGGCATATGCAAAGTTACAGGAGAATAACTGCAACATGAGTAAAGAGTATTTTGCAGTCTTTTGGAATAGATTAATGGCTAAGATAGTACAACAGTTTAATTACACGATACCTAAAAGTGTTAGTGCAAGAGCAGATTATCAGCGAGCATACAGACAAAAGAAACGTGAAAGAGATGCGTTGAGACTCCGAAAGATTAGGGCTGATGAAAAGCACAGAGCCGTGATTCGTGCCATACCGAAAGAGACTATTGAAATACAAAAGAACAACCTTGAATCGCTTGAAGAACTAGAAAATAGGTTGGGTTATATAGTGGAGGAATCTCCACTTAACTTAGCACTTGGCAAAGACCTAAAAACTTGACATAGGTTACTATTTCGTGGTACAATGTATTATAGAATGAGAAAAGCAAGTAAGACCAACCCCCTAACATATGTTAGGTCACACACAAAAGGAAGAGTATGAAATTAGTATATGAGAAAACAGGGCAGTTAGTAGGTTTAGGTGACAAAGTGCAGTTAGGTGATTGTGAATATAGCGTAGTACGTATTAGTGAGCCATACAAGCCTAGCAGTACAGGTAGGGTATACATACGACCATTTACGCAAGCAGGGGGTGGGCATGAATACTTCCCTAGTGTTATCGGTGCTAAGTGGATTGATAGAACAGACCAATTTTAAAGGAGAAGTACATGAAAAGCACATTACTAAAAATCGGTGAGACTGTATTCATTATTGTATGCAGTTCGATAATGGGTTATTTCTTTTGGGGTTCATTATTGGATGCGTTATGATGCTCGGACAAATACCTACACCAACCAAGAGCCTAACATTTGTTAGGGATAACAACAAAGACAACCTAGCACAAGCGATGTATGCAGTATATGTGGACAGTAGATGGTTATGTTTCATTAATGCAAAAGACCATATAGACATACTAAGCAAGGCTCAACCACTAATTAAAACCTTTGGTGAGGATAGAGATGTTATATGGAAATGAGTGTAAATGTGGTAATGAGGTAGATATTAGACGTATTGCTATCGGTTATACGACATGCTTAGCGTGTGGTGACAAGCAAGCAAGGGCTGTAAAGCGATGTGTTGTACCACTAAATAAGAGTAATTACATGTTAATTACAGACTATGAGTTGTTAAAGCAGTTAAACCCAAAACGCACCTAACATATGTTAGGGCATACACACAAGGAGAAGTATGAAAGTCGTTAAGTTGTATCGCAAACCCAATCAGCCTGAGTTTATGAAGTTAATACGCTTGGATGAGTGGGGGATGCTAGTGAACTACCCAATAGATAAACCTGATTGGAAACGTGAAGCACGATGGATTGCACCTACCGATGTATATGTTGAATGGATTAAAACCTTTGAAGGAGAGTGAGATTGAAGCCCGATTTAGTGCCACATAGTTTTAGTGCAAGATGTTTAGATATGGCTAACGATGCTAAGTTAGTTAAGCACAAAGTTAGTTGGATAGTGAACAACGTAGATAGAGAATGGGTAGTGATGGCTAAAGACCCAGTAGATGCAATTAAACGTACGCAAGAATATTTAAAGGAGAAGTGAAATGCAAATTAAAAGAAAAAACCCTGATGATGACCTCACAGGTAACGACTTAGACCAAGTAATGAAAGAGATGCGACTCATGGCACAAGAGAAGCATTGGGGCGAGCGTTGCAACGACTTTGACGAGGGTTGTATTGCTTGTCGTGCATGGAAACACTTTGATTCAACAGGGGAGATAGCGAAATGAGTTACGGACACCAAAGAAATAGTGGCATACCATACCTAACAACGTATGACGAAGCATTGAAACGATACAACGATGTAGCACCAATTAGAGGTAGGGCAAACAACGTCAAACCGTTAGGTCACAGAAACAGGGTAGATGGTTATCAAATACGCAAGAATGCAGATGGTGGGATTGAGTGCGTGTTATGGCAAACCCCTGTTATTACGTTCAATGTTGATGGAACTATCAGGTTAAAAAATTATCAGTACAACACATTAAGCACCTGTAACTTTATCCATGAAGTATTGCGTGGTGTTAGTGCAACACTACACGATTTTAAGATTCACGTTAACTTTAGACATAACGTAGTAGCCACACATAATGGAGAAGTTACGTATATTGAGGGTGCAAGCAATAGGAATGGGTTTGTATTAGATGGCAAGGAAGGGATACATCTTAAGTATGATGCACCTAACAATTGTTATGAGGTATTGAACGCAAAGCCTACCGTAGTGCATTACATTAAACGCAAAGCATCGGGTGACTGCGTGAAAATGTATAGCGACTTTAGAACGTACATGCTAGGTAATGTAAAAGTACGTGGTGGTGAGTTCAAAGAGCATGAGTACAAAGAGATGTTTGGTTCAGGTAGACAACCATACTATACAGATAGCAACGGTGTTCAGCACTTCAATGAAGTGACGTATGAGTACAACACAAGTAGTTTGACTAACTTAGCGAGGGTAGAAAAAGTAGAAGCGTTGTTTACCCTAATAAGGTCTGAGGACTCTATGGATAATAACAAAGCAGTAATGATGCTAGCCACAATAAGTAAATCTCACCACAGAGAGGCTAAAGTTGGTGAAACGGCAATGATACATTCATTGAAGAAGTGCATCATGGCTAGACACAAGGATGTATGCTTTGAAGAAGTTGTATTGCCACTAGGTTCATATCAGAAAGACAGGTATGGGTACTTATTTGATTAGGTCTAAAAGTAAAAAGTTAAGAACTAAAAACTTGACATAGGTGATAACAATGTGGTACAATGTATTATAAGATAGAGTTACGTAGCAGAGGTAGGCAATACAAGTAGTGGGTAACAAAGCACCCCTAACATATGTTAGGGGGTTGACTAAATAAAAAACAAGGAAAAGTAACATGGCAAATTTATCATTTGGTAAGACCCTTACGCTTGAGCAAGCGAAACAAATTATTCTAGCGACTCCCGAAAATCGGTATATGTTGCGTTCCGAGCCGGGAATTGGTAAGTCATCTCTGATTAAGGAGTTAGCACTAGCACTTCCTGACCATGAAGTAGCATACATAGACGTACCGAACTTAGATTTAGGTGATATCGCTATGCCTGTAATCGACCACGAATCAAAGACAACCAAGTATTATCCGAATGCACGTTTTAATATGCACAAGGGTAAGCCTGTCATTATGATGCTAGATGAGTATTCTAAAGGTGCAGACCCGATTAAGAATATGTTGCACCCATTACTAGAGAAGTCAAACCCTAGACTAGGTGACATTCCTGTTCATCCTGAATCTATTGTATTTCTTACAGGCAATATGAGTAGCGATGGTGTTGGTGACAACATGAAGATGCACTCATTAAACCGTATTGTACCGTTAAATTTACGTAAGTCTACGGCAGACGAATGGGTTAAATGGGCAGTTAATAATGATATAGCACCTGAAGTGTGTGCATGGGTGAATCGTTTTCAGCATGTTATGGCTAGTTACTTAGATGGTAATCAAGATGACAACCCGTATATCTTTAACCCTAAGAAAGTACAGTCAGCATTTTGTTCTCCACGTTCATTGGAAACTGTAAGTAACATTGTGAAGAAGCGTTCTAAGATTGACGAAGATACTCTTATTGTATCTATGACAGGTGCTATCGGTGAAGCAGGTTCTAGAGACTTACAATCTTTTATTGCGTTCTCCGACCAATTGCCTGTATGGGAAAGTATTATATTAAACCCTAAGACAACCCCTATACCTACGAGTGCAGGTGCATGTGCGATTGTAGTATTTAGTGCGATATCTAAAGTAGGTAAGAACTCCATCGATAAGTTTATGGAATACCTAGAGAGATTTGAATCAGAGTGGCAAGCATGTTTTGCTATCAATATTGCCAAGTCACAAGAGAAACAAAGTATTGCGTTTGGTAGCAGTAAGTTTAGTGCGTGGGTAGCACAGAATGAGGATTTACTATGAAAAAGAAACGGATACTAAGTAAGTACAAAACTAGGTCTACTGAAGAAGTATTAGACAGAGCATTGACGAAGTTGAGAAGAGCATTAGTAATGCGTGGCATACGTTCTATGTCAGATTTAATTTAAGGAAGGGACTAACAAATGTTAGGCACTACACAAGCAGAAGTAAAAGATAAAGAAGAACGCAAGTTGAAGAAGGTCAAGATTGCATTGATGCGTAATCCTCAATTTGTATTTTGGTCAGGCATTATGATGATTGGTACTACTAGCGTAGTGGATGGTATACCCACGGCATGTACTAACGGCAGAGATGAAGCGTATGGTCGTAAGTTTATTGAGGAGTTAGATGAGAAGGAGTTAGCCTTTGTTGTAATGCACGAGAATATGCACAAGGCTTACAAGCATTTAACTACATGGACTAAGTTGCATGACATAAATCCTACGTTAGCAAACATGGCTTGCGACTACGTTATTAACTTGCAGTTGAAAGACTTAGACCCTACCGAACAGTTTATCGCTATGCCTCAGCGTGGTGGTAAGGCAATAGGCTTAGTAGATGAGAAGTACAGGGATATGAATGCTAAGCAAGTATTTGATTTGCTATGCGAAGAACTAGGTACGGATTATGGTGATGGTGATGGTCAAGGTGGTGGGGGGTTAGACGACCACGATTGGTCAGGTGCTAAGGAACTATCAGCAGAAGATAAAAAACTGTTAGAGCGTGAGATAGACCAAGCCGTTCGTTCAGGTCAAATAGGTGCTAAAGGTATCGGTCAAGGTGGTGGTGGCATGAACCGAGATTTAGAAGAGATGTTAGAGCCAAAAGTTGATTGGCGTGAACAGATGCGAGATTTTGTTAAGTCTATCTGTAATGCTAAGGATACTTCATCATGGAGAAGATTGAATCGTAGATTTTTACACGAGGATATCTGTATGCCTACGCTAATAGGTGAGAAGGTAGGGCATATTGCAATTGGTATTGATACGTCAGGTAGTCAGGGTTCGAGAGAGATATCACAATGTCTAGGTGAGGTTAAGGGTATTGTAGAAGAGGTATCTCCTCAGAAGATTGACTTGATTTATTGGGATAGCGAAGTTGCAAACCATGAGCAGTATGAAGGGAGTGCTATTACTAATATATCTGCACAAACTAAACCTAAAGGGGGTGGTGGTACTGACCCTGTATGTATGGCTGACCACATGAAAGAGCAGAGCATTAAACCTGAATGTATCGTCATGCTTACGGATGGGTATATCGGCAGTTGGGGTAATGAAGAGGATTGGCAAGGTGTACCAATCTTATGGGCTATTGTTGGGGGCAATAAGAGTTATGCACCTATCGGTAAGACGATTCACATTAAGGACTAGGGCTAACAATTGTTAGGAGTAAGACGATGAAAAGATGGAAGAAAGACTTTGATAAGGAGTTCACAATTGTTGATGAATTTACGAGAGGGGTTGCAGAATATTTTTATGAAGCAGGATGGACTAAAGCAATTATTGCTATGGAAGAAAAACTTAAACAAGATGAAAGGAAACTCGATGACGACCCAATTTAACAAAGTAAAGATTGAAATAGGGTATAAGACTTATATCGTTGATGCTAATCAAGGTGTTCAGTTGATGCAGATACTTAACAATGCAGAGATATTTGAGGAAAAAACTAAACGATGCGAAGATGCGAGTTATACATCTTCATTTTATTGTTACGAGCAAGATACGAAAGATATGATGAGGGTTAACATTTCGTTGATACCTTCATCGTTGTATCGTATGGCTAAGTTAGCAGGTAAACCACCAAAGGGAGATTGATATGAAGATTAAAGCATGGACATTGACATTAACTTGGGAAGATGGCACAGAGAACGATGTAAGCAATTATATACCTGAGCATACGGCAAGAGCAGTCGAGCAGTTTATTGATTATTGGGAAGATAAGCATAACGATAACGATAACGATAACGAAACCGAAGAGGAAGAGGAATAAAAATGAGCATATCATCTAGTGCAGTATTAGTAGAATTAAATATTAGTGTATGGGGTGCGACTAAGTTGGATAAGGATGCAACCAATATTGTGATTAGCGACAACATGGCAGGTAAGAACTCAGCACAGGTTCGCAAGAACTTACTTGCAGGTACGTCACTACGGAAAGACATCTCAGATTTCGCAGCCCTAAGTAGATTGTGGAATAACAAGATGACATTGAATTGGTCAGACAAAGGTGCAAGGTTATTGCCAACATCATTATTCATGGAACATAAGCAAGGTGTTAATGTTAAGCAAGCACACTTTAATAATCTAACGCAGAAGTTATACGATAACTACGATGGGGTTATTCAGACTGCTAGAAATTATATGGGTGGGTTCTTTAATGAAGCAGACTATCCGAGCCTTGAAGAAGTGCGTAGTCGATTTGCGTTCAAGATTGTGTATAGCCCATTACCTACATCAGGTGACTTTAGATTGGATATACCCAATGCTGATTTGCAAGAGGTATCTAAGCAGTACCAAGAAGATTACGATGCACGAATTGAAAAGGCTTTGAAAGGAGTATGGCAAGATTTATTTAAGTTACTTTCAGGAATGTCAGATAAGTTAAAAGATGATGGGGAAGGTGGCGATAATAAAAGATACCATGACACTCTGATTACTAATGCACAGGGTATGTGTGCGATGTTGACTAATCTCAATGTAACTAAAGACCAGAAACTTGAAGAGGCTAGGCGTGCTTTAGAAGGTGCAATTATGGGTGTGAACATGGATGGTATCAAGCATGATGGATTAGTTCGTAAAGATGTGAAGTCTAAGGTAGATGATATTCTTAGCAAGTTTAGTTGGTAACAAAGCACCCCTAACATATGTTAGGGGGTAAACAAAATATTTTAAAGGAAAACGATATGAAATATGTAGCACCAATAAACCTACCTAATCTTACGGTATCGGATGCAGTTAAAAAAACATTAAAGGATACAGGTAAAACCTTAACAGGTAGTACACAAATAGTAACTAACGTAGTAGTTAAGTTAGCGATTAAAAATCCTACATGGAGATTTGAAGTTGTCGGTACTAGATATGCTACCGATAAAGAACTTGCATCAGATGAATTTATAGTATATGAAGGCAGAGAGTCTTTAGGTCGTATAGAGTTAGGGTTTTATCAAAACAAAGATGCAGTTGTTGTACGCAACGATAGAACTACTCAAGACATGGAAAGGTACAGAGGTAGGACTACTACGAAAGAAGCAGTTGCGTTGAAGCACGTTGAAAAATATTTTTATGCTAGGACAACAGAGGAGAATATTGAGTCTAATTTTACTAAGGCATATGATGTAGTAGATTCTTTAGAAAGAAGCACAAGAAGTAAATCAAACGAAGCATTCCATGCGATAGGCGATAAAATGCACCATTTTATAATGTCTAGATGGGATGATTTTGTTATAGAAGAAAACGTAAATAATAAAGGTAGAGAATATCCATCCCTTAAAAGAGAATGGGAGAAGATTAAGGCTCTCGATGCTAGTAAATCTACGGCTACTATTATTATGCTAGTGGGTAAGGAGTATGTAATGAGAAAGGATGGGGTATTAACTAAGGGTACAGAATTAAGCGATGAGATAAGAACTAAGGTAGGTATGTTAAAGTTGTTAGATGACGAGTCCTTTAATCCTAATCTAGGTGTTAAAGTTAATAGTAGTTTGTTTGTATTAATATAAGGAGAAGGCATGTTAAAAGTATTAAGATACTTGAGAGAACAGAAGGTGGATACTAAAGAAGTAGTAAGACCACCCCTCGCAATAGATAGAAATTCTAAGTTTGTTTATGAAGGAGGTTCAGACGTAATTAAAACGTGGAGAAAGTATGGGTGGACACCACCAAGCGAAGGGAAGAAAAATGTTACAGGCTAGAAAAAGCAGGGGTAAAGGTAAGAAAGAAGCCCTAATGAGTACGAGTATTAGACTTGAACATAAGGTAGTAGATATGTTTAGATTGAAGTATGGTAGTAAATCACAAGCAAAGATGCGAGAAGTATTATCTAATTTTATACAAGGAGAAGTAAATGAAACAAACTAAAATAGAACAAATAGCAGAGGTACTGAGAAACAACCCTGATATAACAATCAAGGCACTAGCAAAGAAGTTTAATACAACCATTACCTATGCCTACGTACTAAGAAGCAACGCACGTAAATTAATTAAACAACCCCTAACAAATGTTAGGGCTAAACCAAAGAAACAAAAAGTCATTCAAGGTTTTACAGGTAAGCAATATGAGTTGATGGACTTTACACCTATGCCTTTTAGTGTTGAAGAAGTATTGCAAGATGCTAACAAAGATTTAGTTAATAGCCCTGCACATTACACAGTAGGTGGTATTGAAACAATTGATTTTATCGAAGCAAAAGATTTGAATTACCATCTAGGTAATGCAGTAAAATATATTGTAAGAGCAGAACATAAAGGCAACAAGCAACAAGATTTAGAAAAAGCAATTTGGTATTTAAATCGTGAGTTGAATAAAACAGTATAGATTTTATGGTGGTAAATGATGAACTAGGGATAAGATATGAGTGCCTAATAGTTCAGGGTTATTATTTTCCCTTTGACGTAAACCATATCTGTTAACCATACTTCACTCCATCCTTCACGGATACCTTTCTTGGGTAGGGGTTGACTGACAGTCGGGAAAGACCGACATTTTTCTTTTACATTGTCATAAAAAAATAACAATAAATACTTGACAAAGTACAGAACCATGATACAATCTATACATGGCTAAAACTCCCGAAGCAAAAGTTAAAGAGCAAGTTGTTAAGATACTCAAAGAGTATGATGTGTACTATTTCTTCCCTGTTCAAATGGGCATGGGTAGGTCAGGTATACCTGATATCATATGTTGCGTTGATGCTATCTTCCTTGCAATAGAATGTAAAGCAAATGGTAATAAGCCAACACCGTTACAGGAACGTGAACTCGCAGCGATTAGAAACAATATGGGTATTGCGTTAGTAGTTGATGAACACAACCTAACAATTGTTAGGGATACATTAGAAGAACTTAAAGGAAAAGAATGAACGAAGAATTTTGTGATGGAGTTAAGATACTCCTTAGTCGTATGGAGAGCAACCCTGAAGAGTTTGAATTGGGCAACAATAAGTGGACTTATCTAACTAGGGATTTGCTATCAGTAAGGGCAGGTAATGCACCGATTCCAAATTATATATCAGGGCTTACTACTGCTGAGATAAATGCGTTGTATGCAGGGTATAGCAAATTCTTGCGTAAGTCTTTTGACAACTACATTATGAAAGAAGTGTTAGCAGGGGCAGGGGAACTATCACAACTTGAGGCGAAACGACCAAAATCGCTAATAACCTGTTCAGAAATGACAGAAAAAGCACTAAAACTTATAGAAAAAACCTATAAATGAAAATAATAACGCTTGATTTTGAAACGTACTATTCACAGACCTATTCATTATCTAAAATGACTACGGAAGAATATGTACGAGGAAAAGAGTTTGAAGTTATCGGTGTAGCCGTTAAGGATGGTGACGATGAAACACAATGGTTTTCAGGAACAAGAGAGCAGACTAAACGGTTTCTTGAGACGTTCGACTTCAAAAACAATTTGGCACTTGCTCACAATGCTATGTTTGACGCTAGTATTCTTAGTTGGTATTTTGGTATTAATCCTAAAGGTTGGTTGGATACTCTTAGTATTGCTAGGGCTGTTCATGGTACTGAAGTTGGGGGTTCTTTAAAAGCATTAGCCGAACATTACCAGCTAGGTGTAAAAGGTACGGAAGTAAATGATGCGTTAGGTAAACACCGTATAGATTTTACTAATGAAGAACTGCAAGCATATGGTGGTTACTGCATCAATGATGTGGAGTTAACTTATGGTTTGTTTAATGCAATCGGTGTAGGGTTTCCAAGCACAGAGCTAAAGCTAATTGATTTAACCATACGCATGTATAGCGAACCTGTACTGTATTTAGATAGGACTAAGTTGGTAGACTATGTAGGAGTTGTTAGGGCTAATAAAGAAATATTAATGTCTCATTTAGATATAGTTGGTAGAGAAGAGTTAATGAGTAATGATAAGTTTGCTGAACTATTAATAGACCTAAAAATAGAACCGCCTAAAAAGATTAGTAAAGTAACAGGTAAGGAAGCGTGGGCATTTGCTAAAAGTGATGAGGAGTTTAAAGCATTACTTGAGCACGATAACCCAATGGTTCAAGCTTTAGTCGCAGCGAGATTAGGTGTTAAGTCTACGCTAGAAGAGACAAGAGCAGAAAGATTTATAGGAATAGAAAAACGCGGGTTGCTACCGATACCCCTACGTTACTATGCGGCTCATACAGGTAGATGGGGTGGCGATGACAAAATTAACATGCAGAACTTAGGTCGTGGTTCACAATTAAAAAACGCTATTTTTGCACCTAAAGATTATATGATGATTGACTCAGATTCATCACAGATTGAGGCTCGTATGGTTGCGTGGCTTGCAGGGCAAGACGATTTATTAGATGCTTTTGAAAGGGGCGAAGATGTATACAAAATCATGGCTTCGGCTATATATAGCAAGAACGTTGAAGAAATTACAAAAGAAGAAAGATTCGTTGGGAAGACGACCATACTCGGATGTGGCTACGGCATGGGGGCGAAGAAATTCCAAGCCCAGCTTAAGACGTTCGGTGTACAGGTTGAAGAAGATGAGGCAGTCCGCATCATTACGGTCTATAGACAGACGTACCCCAAGATAACCGCACTTTGGAAGCAAGCAGGTAAAGCATTAAGTGCTATAGCAAACAATGAAAGTTGTGATTTAGGCAAAGAAGATGTACTTGTTGTAGATGGTAGCAAGGGAATAAAGTTACCAAACGGATTGCATATGAAGTATCCAAACTTAAAGGCACAAAGCAATGAAGAAGATGGTCAGAAGGAATACGTATATGACACCAGGAGAGGTAAAGCCACTATACCTACGAAGATATACGGTGGGAAAATGGTTGAGAATTTATGCCAAGCCTTAGCAAGGATTGTAATTGGCGAACAGATGTTAATGATAGCAAAGAAGTACAAAGTAGTAATGACTGTACACGATGCTGTGGCTTGCATAGTACCTGAAGCTGATGTTAAGACGGCACAAGAGTACGTAGAGATGTGCATGAGAATGCGACCTAAATGGGCTATGGACTTACCTTTAAATTGTGAAAGTGGATGTGGGAGAAGTTATGGAGAATGCTGATAGCGTATCTTTTAATACGGTTAGAGAAGCATATAACAACCCGTTGGTAAAAGATAAAGTATTAACTACATTTAAAGAGCAAATTAAATGTTTAGAAAATAATACTTTTTCAGGGTCTAAAAGCGCTATAAAAGATATACCTGATACTATATATAATTATCCGAAAGTTATATTTGAAATTGCGCCAGACGAGACAATAAGAGGTCAAATTGCATCTGCGTTTAGAGAGTTAAAAGAAGTAAGGTTACCATACCCAAAACTTACTATTATTACTGCTGGTACTTGGGATAAAAATAATAAACCTACTCAGCTTATACCTATTTATTTTGTACAGGCAGAAGATTCAGTTGTAGGGTATGTAATAACTAATACATTAGGCAGAACAGATGTATTTGCATATCGTTACTATTTATCTGAGTTTGGGGATGTAGGTTCTAATAAAATATTGACTGAGGTACTATTATCTCCTGAACATTTGAAGTTAGCAGGGAAAGAAAAAGTTGAGGGTTTAGCTGGTTGGATGATGTATGTAATAACTAGAACCGTATATATGATGACTATAAGTGGTGGTGAATTTTACGTATCTACACCCACACCTAAAGAAGCAAATGTAAATATTAAACGAATAAGAAAAAATAAGAAACCTACCATTGAGTTTCGTACTGTAGTTATTGATGGTAGAAAATCAGAGCCTTCAACATCTATCCTTCATACTACTCATGCGTCACCTAAACAGCATTGGAGAAG